CGTTTTCATAATCCTGATAAGTTGCAGAAGTCTTTTCTCTTAGCTGATGATAAGCATGACACCTCGCAATATCTGACGCTCTGCGTCGTGCTTGATATCTAAATTGGTCATAAATTATCTGGCACATATCAGTTCACTCAGCCGCAACAATCTCGCCCGTTTCAACGTCCACACCTTCCGTCGGCGTCTCTACCGTCCATGTCCCATCAATCGCATCCTGCACCGTCAGATTCTGGTGACCCACTTCAGCCGCATCATTCAGCGCCACAGCAGCCGCAAGATCGGCGCTCGCTGGCATGTACTTGATGACCTGCAACAGCACCACCTTGCGGGCGTACATTTCCCAGTTCTGGTGGCTGTAGTGGCGATTGCCGACCTTGTTGTAACGGTCGCGGTGCTTCTTGACGCGGGCAATCGGCCACACTTCGATGACTGGCCACTCGCTACCCTTGACGCGACCAATGGCGTAGACGTGCGTCAGCAAGTCGGGATCGGATTCACCGGATGGCTTGTGAGTGACAAAAGGCGAGTCGCCCAGGGCATAATCGAACTCGTCACCCTGAAACACAGCGCCGGTCCAGACGGTGGCGTTGCCGGTGCGATTGACTAGATCCACCATGCCTTTCCATCCCGGCACGAACTGGCACTCGCGCCCGTAGGGAATCAGGTACGAACGGCCCAGGGTGTCCGGCTCCAGCCCCAACTGCGCGGCCTGGATGACAGCAGCAAAAACTGACAGCGGGTCACACTTGCCAAGTCCCGGATTGCGCCGGAATGAAGTCAGCGCGATGCGACTCATGCGGTCAGCATTAAGATGCCTCGGCAAAGCGCGGGCAATCTCGGGCTTGAAGCGTTCCAACAAGGCCGGGAAGTCGTTCTTGGCCGGTGCTGCGGTGCGATTTTTCAGTTCTGTAACAGTGGTACTCATGATGTTCTCCTTGGGTGTTATGCGGCCTGCTGGATCGCCCAGCGTGGCAGGGTTAGGGTTTCGATTGCGCTGCTGTAGGCAGGCCAGTGGCCGGTATCAATGCAGCGTTTGTAGGTATCCAGATTGCGCTGATAAGCCTCGCGGCCCGCTTCCAGTGAGTCCATATCCAACTCATAGACGCCCACCGCATACGGTGCGGCTTTCTCAACCGCGATGAAGATAAAAGCCTTCACGTCAATGCCTTCATTGGCCAGCACATCGGAATAGAACGCGGCCTGGACGTGGTAGCGCCATTTCGCGCACGACTTAGCAAAGGCATTCGGCCCCGCGTTGTCGGTGGTTTTGAGGTCCACGACGATGCCATCCTCGCGCAACCAATCCGGGCGGCACTTGACGTTGACGCCCCACAGTTCCGAAAAAAACGACACTTCCGCCTTGCCCGCGCCGCTATCTAGTAGTTCTTCGGCAATAGGGTGTTGGCCGACGCTGGCATTCATCGCTGCTAGGGTGGCCATGTCATCCAGTGTCAGCAGTTCGCGGCCATTGGCGTCTGCCTGGAATGCTTCCCAGGCTTCTTTTCCGGCCTTGGTGCGGCGGTCAATCTTCTCGCTCATGACGACATAGGATTCGTCAAACACATCGCGCTCCAGCAGGTAGGCATGGGCCGCGCTGCCAAAGGTCAAGGCCGGGGTGGTTTCGCGGGGTGATTCCAACCAGGCGCGATAGTGGGCTGGCGACTGGTCGATGCGGTCCAGCCCGCTTTTGCTGATGGCGGGATGCCGGTGGTATTCGGCGTTGGTTGGGGTGTGGTCAATCATTAAGGTCTCTCTCAAGCTCGTTTTTCTCTCGCTGCAACTTCCCGATCCATGCGGCGAGTTGGGCTACTTCCAAATGCGCTTCTTCGAGTTCAAGCGCTATCTGTTGCCGTCGCCATTCGCGATGACGGCGATTCATGTCTCCGAGGCCGGCCCAGTCCATGAAGCGATGCCACGCGCTCATCGGTGCGCGTGCCACTTGTATGGAATGGCCAGGTAGCTGAAGAAGCCGACCTTTTCGACGACTCGGTACGCCTTGCGGCCTCTCCGCACGATGTCGTTGTGATAGCGCGGTTTCCAGCTCCAGATGGATTGGCAGAGCTTGGGCCTGGCAAACTTCAGGCCAGCTACGTCGATGCAGTCTTGATTCATCATCATGGTTCGTCGTCCTCCTCGATGTTGGCGATCTCTTCTTGAAAGCGTTCTATTTCGCTGTCCGGTAGCAGCGGCATCACGTCCACAATCACCCGATCGACGCGCTGCCATTTGCCGTCAATAAAGGCTTTGCCTTTGGTTTCGTACTCGACGGCTTCAATCTCAACTTCGCCGCCTTCGGCTGGGCACCAGTTGTCGGGGTGCCCGGATAGGTTTGGGGGGATGTAGACGCTGGCTGTGTAGTCCACAGCCACTTCGGTCCCGTTCAGGTCTAGCAGGACGCCCATCAGCGTTCACCGCAGTGGATGCAGGCCAGCTTTTGTCCTTGCTGGCTGGTTTTGTACTTGGCAACTGCCGAGGATTTCTCGGCCATTGCCGCGTCATTCCCATCCATCCAGCCCACGATCAGAATCCCGCAGACAATGGCGATCATGGCAAAGCGTTCTTGTTTAGTGGTTTTGTTCATGTTGGTCTCCGAAAGGGTGGCCGTCCGTGGCCGAAGTGGGTTAAGCGGCAAGGCGAACGCGGGGTTTCAGTTGCGACCAAAAGCCAGCGCCGATGCTGTCCATGTCAAAGCGTCCGTAAAGCATCCCGCGAACGGTGTCGTCTTGTTCCCATGCGGTCTGATCCCGAAAAAGCTGGCTTACAAACTCAACAGCTCTGGCGCGGAGGTCATCGCTGATGTTGTTGTTGATGTGGATGTACTTGGCAGTCGGGCCGGTTTTGCTGTGGTCGTAGCTGTAGCAATCGGTCATGCCGTCAAAGTGACCCGCCTCGTATTGGCCACAAAAAGCCTCAATCTTGCGAATCACGGCGGGCGACTGGTTGTAAACCGTGACGTTGACTGAGTTGCCCATGCTGTATGACTTGCTGGTGACACGGGCGGCGATGCCGTTCTTCTTCAGTTCGGCGCGAATCAGGCTGGCTACGGTGGCGACTTCACTTCTATTCATCTTCTTTCTCCGGTTGATGCCGTCTCTGCGGCGTTGGGAGTAGATTATAGCCAAGGTATAGACTTGTCAATAGCCAAGCTATAGAATTTCCCCACGCCAATTCCGGCGCAAGGAGACAAGCGATGAACTACGAGGAATTTCTAAAGGCCAAGGTGCCGATGGCGGTGGAGGATCAGGAAACGACCCAGATGCCGGTGCATCCGATCCTGAAAGCGCATCAGGTGGATATTGTCCGGTGGGCGGTCAAGCGGGGCAGGGCGGCTATCTTTGCCAGTTTTGGCCTGGGCAAATCTGTCATGCAGATTGAAATAGTGAAGGCTTGCCTGAAGCAGACCGAAGGCGGCAAGGGCTTGATTGTGGCCCCACTTGGGGTCCGTGGCGAGTTTCGTCGGGATGCCGCGATGCTGGGGGAATCCATCACCTTCATCCGCTCCACCGAAGAGGCGACCGGGCCGGGACTGTATATCACCAACTACGAAAGCGTCCGCGATGGCAAGTTGGACCCGCGAGCGTTTGAGGCAACTTCACTAGATGAAGCGGCTTGCCTACGTGGCTTTGGGGCCACCAAGACGTTCCGCGAGTTTATGCGGCTGTTTGAGGGCGTCCGCTATAAGTTCGTGGCCACGGCCACGCCGAGTCCGAATGAGTTTATCGAGCTATTGGCTTATTCGGCCTATCTGGAAGTGATGGATGTCGGGGAAGCGAAAACTCGATTCTTTAAGCGCGACTCCACCAAGGCCGACCAGTTGACCATTCACCCGCATAAGGAACGCGAGTTCTGGCTATGGGTGGCGTCTTGGGGCATCTTCCTACAACGGCCATCTGACCTGGGCCACGATGATACCGGCTACGCTTTGCCGCCCATGCACGTTCACTATCATGAGGTGGAGGTAGACCATGCCGAAGCGCATCCGAATCAATGGGGGCAGTTCCAGTTATTCAGGGAAGCGACCGGCGGCATTGTGGAAGCCGCACGGGAAAAGCGCGAGACGATGGACACCCGCGTGGCGGCTGTGGCCGATATTCTGGCCGATATGCGGAATCCGGATAGCACGCTTCAAGATCAGGTGGTGATTTGGTGTGACCTCAACGACGAGCAGAAGGCGCTGGAAAAGATGCTGAAAGAAGGCGGCTACAGCTTTTCCAGCCTCTACGGCAACCAATCTATCGACCTGCGCGAAACGTTACTGGATGACTGGCGTGAACGGCGGACGGCGGTCTTTCTTAGCAAGCCGGTCATGTACGGGGCCGGGATCAACATGCAGCAATGTCACACGATGATCTTTGCCGGGGTCGGCTACAAGTTTGCCGACTTCATCCAGGGCGTGCATCGGGTCTATCGCTTCCTACAAGCGCACCCGGTCAACTTGCATATCGTCCATGCCGAATCAGAACGGCAAGTGCTGCGCATCCTTCAAGACAAGTGGACTAGACATAATCAAACGGTGGACACCATGAGCGAAATCATTAAGGAATACGGATTAACCACGGCTGGCATGCGTGAAGCGTTGCAGCGGCAAATGGGCGTGGAACGGGTGGAAGTGACCGGCAAGGGCTGGACAGCGGTCAATAATGACTGCGTGATTGAGACCGGGCGCATGGCGGAAAACAGTGTCGATTTGATCCTCACCAGCATCCCGTTTTCCACCCAGTACGAATACAGCCCGAGTTATCACGACTTCGGCCATACGGACTCTAATCAGCACTTCTTTGAGCAGATGGATTACCTGACGCCAAACCTGTTGCGCGTATTGCAACCGGGCCGCATGGCAGCGATCCATGTCAAGGATCGGATTGTCCCCGGTGGTTTGACCGGGCTAGGCTTCCAGACGGTGTACCCGTTCCACATGGACACCATCAACCACTACACCAAGCACGGCTTCGCCTATATGGGCATGGTGACCATCGTCACCGACGTCGTGCGGGAAAATAACCAGACCTATCGGCTCGGCTGGTCTGAACAATGCAAGGACGCAACAAAAATGGGCGTGGGAATGCCGGAATACCTGCTGCTGTTCCGCAAGCCGCCGACCAGTAATGAAAACAGCTACTCCGACAAACCGGCCAAAAAGAGCAAGCCGAATTGTATTGATGACGATGGAAACGAGATCCCCTTCGACCTCTATAAGCCGATTAAACCCGGCACCGGCTACAGTCGCGCCCGATGGCAGTTAGACGCGCATGGCTTTCAGCGATCCAGTGGCGACCGGCTATTGATGCCGGAAGAGTTGAGCAACCTGGCACACGATGTCATCTTCAAGCTGTTCCGCGATTACAGCATGACGACCATCTATGACTATGAGCATCATGTAAAGATTGGCGAAAGCCTGGAAGGGGAGATGCGGCTCCCGACCTCTTTTATGCTGTTGCAGCCGCAATCGTCCAATGGGCATGTCTGGACCGATGTGACACGCATGCGCACCCTGAACGGCAACCAATACAGCAAAGGCCAGCAGATGCACTTATGCCCGATGCAGTTTGATATAGCCGACCGGGTGATTGATCGCTTGACCATGCCGGGTGAAACCGTGCTGGACCCTTTCGGTGGACTGATGACAGTGCCTTACCGGGCCGTGCTGAAGGGCCGCAAGGGCTACGGGATCGAACTGAGTCCTAGCTATTTCTTTGACGGGGTAGGCTACTGCAAGGCGGCTGAAGAGCAGATGGCGACGCCCTCATTGTTTGATACCTTTGAGGATGAATCGGAGCTGGAAGCGGCTTAACGCCGATATCGCGTGTGCTCCATCATCGTGCCGATGATATGAATCGGCTGCTGATCGGAGCGCATGATGGCATAGTCCTCATTCAGTGGGACTAGCTCAAATATCTCAACACCGCTCGCGTCTATCCCGCGTGGGCGGTACTTCTTGAACGTGGCAGCTTCCTCGTGATTTTTGGCGACCACGTAATCACCCGGCGAAGGGCGAACGTCCGGGTCAATCACCACCACGTCCCCTTCCTTAAATTCCGGCTCCATGCTGTTGCCAGTGATGCGCAGGGCGAAGGTGTGCGCCGAATAGGTGTTGGAGGCCATGATGTATTCATCGGCACCCCCACGCGGGAAGCTGTCCACAATTTCACGCCAGTTGCCTGCTTGAATGGCGCTGATGATGGGGTAGCCGCGACGGTCTGGGTAGAGCTTGAGGCCGAGGTTGACGTTCTGTGAGAGATCATCCGAGATTGCCTTCACTTCGCTTGTCAGCCGTTCGCTAATGTCCTCCAGTTTACAGCCAAAGCCTTTGGCATAAGCCATTCCGGCTTCAAGGCTAATGGGCTTCAATCCATTGAGGTGCTGATAAATCATTGCGTCGCCGCCTTTGATGCCGTTCATTTTTGCAAACGCGGCACGGCTGATTCCTTTCTCTCGTTTTAACCCATCAAACCGTTTTCTAAGGTTTTCGCCTTCGTCATTCATTGTATTCCCCTGTGGGTAAGCGATATGGGGACTCTATAGCGTTGCTACAATAGCGGGGCTTGCTATTTATTGTAGCGTGGCTATATCATGCAGCCATGAACACACAAGCCATAAAAACAGCGTGCGAAAGAGTCGGCGGCATCACCGCGATGGCTAATCATCTTGGCATCACTGTCGGGGCCGTCCACCAATGGACCAAAGGCATGAAGCGTGTGCCGGTGGAGCGTTGCATTGCCATCGAAGTGCTGACCAGAGGCGAGGTAAGGGTCGAAGACCTCCGCCCTGATGTTGCGATTGATGACTTCAGAAAGCTAAACGCCGCCTAAATGTTCCCCCAATCCCCCACCGATTCCTATACGTACAAACACGTACGGGCTACCCCTGCCTCCCGGTCGAGCCGCGCTCCCGTGGGGCTTTTTTCTTCTATGGCCCGCCCTGCGCCCAAAGCGCCGGTAGTCGACCGGGCCACCCTTCAGTCCGCCCTGGCAGACGGCGGCAAGTTGTCTGCACCTTTCTCCCCGATTACCCGCTGGCGCAAAGCTGGCGGGGCTTTTTTGATGTGACTGAATGAACGAACAAGAACCCCAAGACGCACCCTCGCCCTGCGAGTCCTGCTTTCGGGCGGAACGCTGCGCGGCCTGTCCGATCCCGTGCTATCGGTTCGAGTATTGGGCCGAGACGGGTCGTTCGGCTCCGCTCACGGTGAAGGTGTCTGCATGAAGCGTTGCCCGCATTGCAAGACCGATAAACCTGAGAGCGATTTCCACGCAAACCGGGATCGTCCTGACGGCACCCTGCAAGCCTGGTGTAAGCCGTGCAAGGCTGAAGGCATGCGGGCTTTACGCGCCTCTCGCACCCGTCAAGGCCGTATCCGTTACTGGTATCCCGCCTATGGGGAAAAGTCTCATAAGGCGAAGCTGAGGAATGAAGACGTGCGATTGATTCGCGGGCTGTTGCCGGATCTGTCGTGTGCCGAGATTGCCCGCAAGTTTGAAGTGAGCCGGTCCACGATCAGCGCCATCAAAAACAATCGGTATTGGACAGAGGTGGCATGAGACGCACTGCGCGAGTTTCTCTGCTGCCCGTTCAGCTTCGCGCACAAGTCGTGTCCTTGCGCAAGACAGGCATGAACGTGATGGACATTTGCACCCGTCTCGGCATTGAGAAGTCATCCGAACGTAATGCGGTCAGTCAGCTTTGCGCTGACCCGGCATTGCGGAGATTCCAGGTCGGTATCGAATCGGGGCCGCATTCGAGTCCTCACAAAATCAGGACGGGGAACTGGGCGTGAAGGTCGTCCCCATTACGCCAGACATGCGCCTGATTGCTGCATTGCTCGGTGGTATGCGGGCGATGGTGAACCGCAGGCAAGGTGTGGCCGATAAGAAGATCGGGCCGCAGGACGGGGTACAGGCTGACCAGGACGCGATTATCGGTGAGCTGGCCTTTGCGCAGCTTCATAACGTCTGGCCGGACCTGTCGCTAACACCCCGATCCGGTTCTTGTGACGTGGTGGTTGGCAGGCTGCGGTGTGATGTGAAAACCACGCGCAGGAAGGACGGCAGTCTTTTGGCCACGACCAAGGGCAATCCAGACGTGGATGCTTATGTGCTGGCCATTTTGGATGACGAACAGGTGCTGTTTCCTGGCTATGCGCTGGCCTCTGAGCTTTGCCATGAAAGCCGATTGACGACGAAAGGATATGGTCCGACTTACGCGATGAATCAGGCCGAACTGAGAGCGTGGAAGGCTGACCACAAAAGCAAAACCCCCGACAGCGGCGAACTGTCGAGGGCTTCTATCAACCATTGATCCCAAGGAGATCAACGATGACTAGAGAACATTCTATCACCCTGACGCAGTTAGCTGAATATGACGTGCGCTGTGAACGGGATGCCAGCGGCAATGTGCTGGTGGTGCAAGCCAATAAGCGGGGTGGTTCTGACGTGGTGGTGCTATCACGCCAGTCCGCAATCGGGTTGGCCGCGTTCATTCTGAACGGTGTGGTTGCGGGTGAATCCTGATGCACTACTACCAACATCACATTGGCGATTTTATCCGGGACACGGCGAACCTGACCGATAGCCAGAGCATGACGTATTTACGCCTGATCTGGACCTATTACGACACTGAGCAGCCGATAGAGGATGCCATCAAAAAGCTGGCATTCAAGCTCGGATCTGACGCTGAAACGGTCGAGTTATTGCTCGAAACTTTCTTCAAAAAAGAGGCTGACGGGTGGCATCACAAGCGCATTGATGCCGAAATTTCAGCCTATCAGACGAAGGGCGAAAAGGCGCGGGAAAATGCGAACGCACGCTGGTCGAATAGCCGACGCAATGCCGACGCTATGCAACCGCAATGCGATGGCATTGCCCCCGCTATGCCGTTGCACGATTCTTCATCGAAAGTCGATGCTAACCAACAACCAATAACCAATAACCAACAACCAGAGAATAAAAACCCCCCTACCCCCCTTGCAGGGGGCGGGAACAAATTTGATCCGCTAAGCATGCCATTGCCGGATAGCGTCCCGTCATCGGCTTGGGAGGAATGGATCACTTACCGCAGAAGCCGACGCCTGACGTGCAGCGAACCGACGATGGTTAAGCAACTGCGTTACCTGACGGAAGCGAGTACCCGTGGCAATCCCCCCGAAGGGTTGATTGACACCGCCATTCGCAACGGCTGGCAAGGATTGTTTGAACCGTCCTCACCACCCGCTAGGAGTCATTCCGAACCCGTCAGGCGCCAAGCTCGCCAGGTGTACCAATGAGCGCGGCGGATAACGAGTATCAGGTCATCGGCGGGCTGCTTCGGCACCCGGACATGATCGCTCGGCTGGAGATTGCGGTGGATGATTTCACCGTGCCGCTCTGCGGTCAGGCCTTTGCTTCGATGCGGGCGATCATTGCCGAGGGCAAGTCGGTGGACGTGTTCGGGGTGTCCGAGCGCATCGGCGGTCATGCCAATCTCGGGGACATTACGGAAATCTGGAAGGAATGTCTGATCCGTCCCGAGAGCCTGGTGGACCGTTGCGAAACGCTGAAGTCGGCCTCTCGCGCTCGGCAAATGGCGGAGCTGTTGCGCCTGGCCCAGCAAACCCTCGAAACCGGCAAAAACCCGGATACCGTCCGCGCTCGGTTGATTACCCGACTGGCCAGCTTGGAGTCATCTGGCAAGACCTACGTCCACACGGCCAAGCAGACGATGGCCGAGGTGGTGGACTACCTGCAAATGGCTTTTGACGCCAAACAGGCGGGCGGGCTGGTTGGGGTGAGTTCTGGCCTCACGGGGCTGGATCGCTTGCTGGGCGGATTCCACAAGTCGGATCTGATTGTCGTCGGGGCAAGACCGGCCATGGGTAAAACGGCGTTCATGGTCAGCTTGGCCAAAGCCGCTGCGCTCAATGGCAAACGGGTGGGCATCGCATCGGCGGAAATGCCTGCGGTGCAGATTGGCCTGCGCATGGTGTCCATGTTCGGCAACATCGCTTCCACCAAACTGCGCGCTTGCGACTTGGACGAGCAGGACTTTGCCAGACTGAATGAAACGGCGATGCACTACAGCGAGTTGCCGATTGAGGTCTTTGACAAGCCCGCTTGCACCCCTGGCGATATTGCTATGCAAGCCAGGGCGTGGCAGCTATCAGGCGGGCTGGATTTGCTGATGGTGGATTACCTGACGCGCTTGAGTCCCGATGATTCGATGGATTCAAGGGTCCGCGAAGTGGGGCAGATGATCCAGTCACTCAAGACGCTGGCCAAGACCCTGAATGTGCCGGTCATCTGTCTGGCCCAGCTGTCCCGCCAATGTGAGCAGCGATCCGATAAGCGCCCTCTGATGGCCGACTTGCGTGATTCCGGCGAGATCGAGCAAGAGGCCGATGCGGTGATGTTTCTGTACCGCGACTCGGTTTACAACGATGACGCCAATCCCGAAGAGGCCGAGATTCTGGTGGAGAAAAACCGCCACGGGCCTTGCGGCAAGGTGATGGCGAGGTTCATCCCGGACCAGATGCTGTGGACGAATGTCCAGGCGCAAGAATGGGTGAGCTAACCGATGGCCTGCAAAAACTCGGTCAAGCGGTTCATGCCCAGCAGGAACCCAAGCGCCAAAAGCAACGCGAAGAGAAAGCCTACCTGCGCAACCACCATCCCGACATGGCCGACTTTCTGGCGGGCTTTGCGTCCGTCTTCAACCAACCCGGCGATATCCAGCGCATTCGCGTGAAGGATGACACCGGACTCATTCTCGATTCAAACCACTGGAAGTAGCACATGGCAGCACAGAAAATTTATGACGCGGCAGTAGCCACTAGCGAATATCAGGCCCGCGATGGCAGCACCAAGAAGAACTGGGTGAATGTCGGGGCCGTCCTGCAATTCGAGGATGGCGGGCAGTGCCTGATTCTGGAGAAGTGGTTCAACCCGGCTGGCTGTCCGGGGGAGCGGGGCGTTCGTATCAACTTCTTCAAGCCCAAGGAAAGGGACGGGCAGGGCAGCTTTACCCCGGCCACGTCTGCACCTGTTGCAAGCGTCACGACTATCGGTGCAGCCCCTTCGGCGGTGCCGTTTGACGATGACATTCCGTTTTAGCCATGCCGCAACTGATCCTGCCTTACCCCATCAGCACGAATCGCTATTGGCGGTCGTTTCGCGGCATGACGGTGAAATCCACCGAGGCCCGCGAGTACAAGGCAGCGGTGCAAGTGATTGCTGCTAACAAGGGCGTCTGTGACCCGCTGCAAGGCGGGGTGAAGCTGGACATGAGTTATCACCCCAAGCGTCCGCAAAAGTATCAGCCAGGGCAAGCCGTGCGGTCGATGGATCTGGATAACGTGATGAAGGTAGCGATTGATTGCCTGAACGGGATTGCTTACGCGGACGATAAACAGATTACGCATCTATCCATCCGCAAAGGCGAGCCGATACCGGATGGCGGGCTGGTGATTGCTTGGGAGGCGGCGTGAATGAACTTGCACTCTTCGCAGGAGCCGGTGGCGGAATCCTTGGAGGCATCCTCAACGGGTGGCGCACCGTCTGCGCCGTCGAAATCAACGACTACTGTCGGCGGGTTCTCATGCAGCGTCAGGATGACGGTTGCCTTGAACCATTCCCAATCTGGGACGACGTTACAACATTCGACGGGCGACCTTGGGCTGGATGCGTGGATATTGTCACTGGCGGCTTCCCGTGCCAAGACATCAGCGCAGCAGGAAAAGGCGCAGGCATCAGCGGCGAACGATCAGGACTCTGGTCAGAAATGGCCCGGATTATTGGCGAAGTACGACCGCGATGCGTCCTTGTGGAAAACAGCCCAATGCTCTCTCTTCGAGGACTCGGAACCGTCCTTGGAGATTTGGCCGCGCTGGGGTTCGATGCGGAATGGGGTTGCATATCAGCGGCAGAAACCGGCGCACCTCACAAGCGGGACAGGATGTGGATTGTGGGTTACTCCATGCGCTCAAGATGCGAAGCCGATCACAGGCGGGAATCTATACCAGACATCGACCGGATCAGTACGTCACATGCGTCCAAACGGGATCAGCTCAAACAGAGGACTAGAGGCTCAGGTGATGTGGCAAACGCCGACAGTGCAAGACGCGAATGGACGGGATCGGCACAACCAGAGGAATGGGACGGTTCGTCCATCATTGCTGGGGCAAGCAAGGGTATGGCCAACAGCAACAGCAACAGCATACAAGGGATGGTCGCCAAACCACAACCGCGCAAATACGGACGACAGACTGGATTACACAGTGGAGAGGGAATCTTTCAGGCCTGGCCAGAAGACCCCGCCGATGCGCCTGAATCCGACGTGGGTTGAAAAACTCATGGGCTGGCCGGATTCGTGGACAGCGGTTAACCCCATTAGCCGTGTTAAAATGTGCTTTTGGTTTATGGGGTTCTGTCGTGATGAAGAAACAGGAAGAGAACAAGTTTTGCGAGTGTTGCGGGAAGGAAATGTCACGCAAGAGATTTGGGACGCGACTGGAAGATTATTCAGTCTTCCAGAGACGGCGGTTCTGCTCTCTGAGTTGTGCGAACACGAGAACAGACCTTACGAAGCACGGATATTCATGGCGTGCGCGAAAACATTTGAAAAAGAGATGCGAGGCGTGCGGATACGACAGAAAACTGCAAGCGCATCACATAGACCAAAACCCAACGAACAATGTCCCGGAGAACATTCAAACCCTATGCAAGCATTGTCACGACTTTTGGCATACCACGGCCCGGCGTGTTGGGCGGATGGTAGCTGGGAAGATGGCATCCCTCGTGTAACCGAGGAAAAAAAGGATCGGGTGGACCGACTTAAGGCCCTTGGTAATGGGCAAGTTCCAAGAGTGGTTGCAACAGCATGGGAAACGCTGAGATGAAACCCATCCTCACCCACATGCTATCCACCGCGCTCGTCATGCTGACACTGTTGGCGATTGTGGCGCTGATGCCGGTGGCGTTGTTGTTGGGGTTATTGAATCAGACAGAGAGGAATCGAGATGCAGGATGAATTAGGCCAAGCAAAGTACGGAACGGATTCGTATTCGTTGACGATGTTTAACGATCGAGGCGCAAAGCTGGCTAAGGTCTGGCTTGGCAATCTCGGACTGGTGCGCGCCACCGAGATCGCACGGGAAAAAGTACAGGAAGGCGAGGCGCATTCGTTCGTCGTGGAACGCGTGCTGATTAACTCGATGGACACTAAAGAATCGTGGCAACCGAAATAGAGGAACAACGCATGGATTACAACGAATTTCAGATGGCTTGCCGTCGCACGGCCAAAACTGAAACCAACGACGAGAAGATGGCCCATGCCTTAGAGGGGCTAATCAGCGAGGTTGGCGAGATTGCTGACACGATCAAAAAATACAAGCGTTACGGTAAGGCGCTGGATATCGACAATCTGAAAGAAGAGATAGGGGATGTGGATTACTACCTGTCCATGCTAGCTGATTCGATCAGGGCATCACGTGAGCTGTGTGCTGTTGATAACGTCGAGAAGTTGAAACGTCGCTATCCAGATCAGTTCAGCGAAGCCCATGCCGCAGCAAGGATGGACAAGGCATGAAGGCAGCAGACTTCCTGCAAGCTGGCCTTGATGCAATGAAAGATCGTGCCGAAGTGCGTGACCAGCCATCAGGTGAGCGCAGTGCAGCGCGCGCCGCATCAATACTCAGGGCATGGACTGCCCATGACTGGGTAGAGGCCGACGTATGGCGTTGCTTGCTGGCTGTGAAGATGGCGCGTGAATCGCAAGGGCAATTGCATATCGATGACCTCATCGACGGTGCGGCGTACTTCGCGCTGTTGGGTGAATGCAGGGTGAAGACGGAAGGATTAGAGGTGAGCCATGACTGACTTCCTCTTGCTCATTCCATTGGGCCTGATGCTGTTGGCGCTGTGGTGGTGAGGGCGTGGCGAAAAAGCGTGGGTCCTTCCCGAGGGCCTGTTGCGGGTAGTGCAAAAACTCGCGTTCTATTTTTAGCGTCTGGCATGAAACTTGATGAAAGTAGTTCTTATTTGTGACTGAGTTATTGGACTTCCCTGGACATGGCGGAAAGCGCCCAAATACTGGCGGAAAACGGCCAGGTTCTGGGCGCAAGCCAAAAGGCATGGAGCCGCCTGAAGATATCAAGCAGCGGGCGAACCATGCTGTGCTGGAAATGCACGAAGCCAAAGCCAAGAAGGAATCCTATCTGGCACACCTGGCTGAACTCGAATACAAACAGAAACGCGCTGAACTCATCGCCATCGAGTCGGTTTACCGGGTGCTGGATTCTGCCGTGACCGCTTGCCGTGAACACCTGATGGGCATACCTGGGCGCTATGCCTCCATCCTCGCCGCTGAGTCGGACGCGAGGACGATAGAAACCCTGCTCGAAACCGAGATACGCAGGGCGCTGGAACAGATCAGCGAGGCCAAGGAACATGACTACCGTACTGGATAGCCCTGCCGAGGTGACACTGGCCTGGACGCGGTTTGTTGACCGCATCCGGCCAGAACCGCTCCTCCTCGTATCCGAGTGGGCTGACCATTACCGCATCCTGCCCAGCAAGGGCGCGGCTGAACCGGGACCGTGGCGCACCAGTCGCACCCCGTATCTCAAGGCCATCATGGACGCACTGTCTACCGGCAGTCCGTATCACACGGTTGTCTTCGCCAAGGGCGCTCAGATCGGTGCGACGGAGACCGGGAGTAATTGGCTGGGATACTGCATCCATCACGCCCCGGCTCCCGCGATGATGGTTCAGCCGACCCTGGACATGGTGAAGCGCGTCAGTAAGCAGCGGATTCAGCCGATGATCGACGCCACGCCGGTTCTGGTTGAGCGCATCGCCCCCAGTCGAGCGCGAGATGCCGGAAACACGCTTTTCCAGAAGGATTTCCCAGGCGGAACGCTGGTGATGACCGGCGCTAACTCCGCCACCGGCCTCCGCTCGATGCCAGCCCGATATCTGTTCCTCGATGAAGTGGACGCCTACCCTGGTGACGTGGAAGGCGAGGGCGACCCCGTGGATCTGGCCATCGCCCGTACCAGCACATTCAAGCGCAACCGGAAGATATTCCTGTGCAGCACACCGACGATTGAGGGCCAGTCGCGCATCTGGAACGCCTTTGAGCATACCGACCAGCAGTATTACTACGTTCCCTGCCCAGACTGCGACGGTTATCAGGTTATCGACTGGAAGCGCATCATCTGGCAGGAAGGCTTGCCGGATACCGCCGCGCTGGCGTGTGAACATTGCGGCTCACTGATCGATGAACGCCACAAGGGCATGATGCTGGATCGCGGCCAATGGCGGGCGACGCAAGCCAGCGCAGACACCCACACCATCGGCTTCCACCTGTCGTCCCTGTACTCTCCACCCGGCTGGTATTCATGGGCTGATGCCGCCCGCGAGTTCCTGGCCGCGCAAGGCCATCCCACCAAGCTGCAATCCTTCATCAACACAAAGCTCGGCCAGTGCTGGGAAGAGCGCAGCGGCGAAGTGGTGGACGAGGGTGGATTGATGTCACGCCGGGAAATATGGCGGGCCGTGCCGGATGCCTGTGTCGCTTTAGTCGCCGGCGTCGATTGCCAGCTGGATCGGCTGGAAGTCTCCATCATCGGCTTTACCGCCACCGAACAGGCCAAGGTGATGCACCATCACAAGTTGATCGGTAGTCCCGCCGCGCCGGAAGTCTGGCGGCAACTGGATGGCATCCTGAAGGCTGAATATCCCACTGACACCGGACGCGTGATGAACATCAACGCCGCCTGTATCGACTCCGGTGGTCTGCATACCAAGCAAGTCTATGATTACGTCTCGGCCAATACCGGGCGGCGCATCTTTGCCATCAAGGGCCGCGCCGGGAATCACCCGATCTGGCCGGTCAAGCTCTCCAACAAGCAACTGAGAAACGGCGCACGGTTGCAGCTTGTGGGCGTCGATACGGCCAAGGACGCAATCTATTCCGCGCTGGCGGTAACGAATCCAGAGTTGCCGAAGTACGTCAGCTTCAGCATGAATCTGCCGGGTGATTACTTCAAGCAGTTGACCGTAGAACGGCGCGTGACCACCTACAACACCAAGGGCGTCCGCGTCCGCGTGTGGAAGAAACCGGCAGGTGCAAGGAATGAAGCCTTCGACTGTTTCGTCTATGCCGTGGCCGGTCTGGAATTTCTCAAGCGCCACGATGGACGATTGATGCAGATCGCCCGTCAGCTGGTGCAGGAAAGACAGAAGTCAGCCGAACCCGCCAAAGCCAAACCCAAGGCCAGAACATCGAGTGCGATTTTATGAAGATTGAAATCACCCACAACAGCCAAGCCGTTCGGGATTTCTTCAAAACGGTCGTCCAGCGGCAGATGCCGTTCGCCATGCAGCAGACTCTCAACTCGCTGGCATTCCAGATTCGCGAAGACACCATCAACGAGATGCGTGATGAATTTGACCGACCAAAGCCAAGCTTCACGCTCAGATCAATGGAGGTTGAAAAGGCCACTAGCAAGCAAGCGCCGGAAGCCTGGGTCGGTTTACGCAAGAAGGGCGGATTTAGGCGGGCACTGGCGCATGAACTGATCGGAGGCAGTCGAGCATGGAAGAAAGCCGAGGGTGCGTTCACCAAGATAGGTGTCTTGCCGGAAGGGATGCAGATGGTTCCCAGCCGGTCGATGAGTCTCGACAGCTACGGCAACATTCCGCTCGGATTGATTCGCCGCCTGCTAAAAGAGCCATGGCGCGAGAAGATTCAGCATAACAGGCGCGTCCGCTTTTCGACCGGAAGCAAGGAAAAGGGCAAGAACAAGGGCAGCGGATACTTTGTGGTTCATCCTGGCGACCGCACCAAGCTCACGCCTGGTATCTGGTTTCGCGACAAGATCAACGGACTGGAGCCGATCATCATGTTTGTGCGGAAGGGTAAGTACAAACGGGCCATCGACCTGGCCGACATTGCCGAAGAGACGCTCAAGCGCGATGGCAAGCGGCTTATGAGTGAAAGTCTGATGAAGGCTATCGCCAGCGACCGGCGCTTGATGCAGGCAGCAAAATCCAGCATGTAACACAACATATAGTGCCTAGACGCTTGACAAACCACAATATGTAGTATAATTGGCGGAAATCTCAAGGGGGTTTCCGCATGAACGCATTTCTCAAATGGGCCGCGATGCTGGTCATCGGGGCCATTACCGACCAGGCGCTCGACAAGGCCAACGTCGAGCGCATCAAGAACTTCATCGTCGGCCAATCCAACGAAGCCATCAGCAACGCCATCAAGCACCAACGGGCGGCGGACCTCATCAAGGAATTGGCGGGCGACCTGGCCGATGTCGTCGTGGACTGGGTAATTCACACGGTCCTCTGGGTCGCGAAGGCGACCGGCCAGATTGAGAGCAAGCCATGACTACCAGCACCGGCATGAACTGGCAGGCGGTGATCTGGCTGGCGATGTCGGCCATCACCGCCATGGACACCGGCACCGAGCGCACCATCCTGCTGGCGCTTGGCATGGTCGTCATGGCCATCGTCGCCTGGCGAACCACCGGATCAGGCCTGTCACCGAAAGAAGCACAGGAAGTGCTGGATACCACCGCTGACATTCAGGACGTGTTGAAAGAGGGCCGGGAGTGACTATCCCCAGCCCGATATCCCCCAAAGCCCCCACGCTGATTACCAAGGATCAGTTGCGCCGTGGCTTGGGTATCACGGCTGAACGGGCGGATTATTGGGATGACTGGCTAAACGAAGCCATGGCGCTGTACGGCATCAACACCAAAAAACGCATCGCCGCTTTTCTCGCCCAGGTTGGGCATGAATCGGGCCGACTCAAATACACCTCAGAAATCTGGGGTCCGACAGCCACCCAGCGCCGTTACGAGGGCCGCAAGGATCTCGGCAATATCTACCCCGGCGATGGTTCACGCTTTCGCGGCCATGGGCTGATCCAGACGACGGGCCGGTTCAACCACCGCCGCGTCACGCAGCGCCTTCGTGCCCGGTTTCCCGTCTTGGGTGTGCCGGACTTTGAAGCCGAACCCACCAAGCTGACGCTACCGCGATGGGCTGCGCTATCAGCCGCAGACTACTGGGACATGATCGACGGCAACGCGCTGGCCGATACCGATCAGTTCACCCTGCTGACCCGTCGCATCAACGGCGGCACCAATGGACTCGCAGACCGCAGATCACTGTGGGCATCGATGCGGAAGGTGATGGCATGACCGACGACTTCTTGAATCAGATCCTCATTGGTGTCGGCATCGTCACCTGTATCGCCTTCGGCCTCGCTGCCGTCTTGTATTGGGCGCTGTCATGAATCGCGAAGTGCTTGATTCCGCCATTGCCGCCGCCTTCTGCTTTATTGGCGCTTGCCTGTTCATCACCCTGCTGGCGCTGTTCGGTTTTTTATCCGGCTGCGCCCAGACCAAGGTGGACAAGCTGATGGATATTTCTCTCGGCCAAAAGCCCGCGCAAACCTGCCCGACCCTGGTCATGCCGCCCATCGGCACCGATTGCCTGCTGGACATCCAGGGCGACAAAGTGACCGCCAACGACTGCGGCGACACGCTGCTGCGTGGCTATGTGCGGGCGCGATCCTTACTCAAGCCGGGTGCAGTTGCCACATCAGCCCCGCAGTGATTGCCGACATAGAGGACAAACCCGATGGCGAGTATCAACCACGTTCAATCAGACAGTACGGACTCATGGCTCACCTCATTTGCGAAATGGCTAAGGAGCAGAAAGATGAGTGACTGGCTGAAGATTATCGGAACGGTGGTTGTGGCGGTCTTTGCCGTGTGGAATATGGTTCAGCAACACGAATACCGCCTCGGGCAACTTGAAGAAGGCTTCAAAAGCCACCTCGACAAGCATGACGACCAGTATCGCGAGATTCAAAAAAGTCTGCGCGAGATTGACCTGACGCTGACCCGGCTGACCACTGCCAATGGCCGATGATGCCGACAAGGCCCAGGCGCAAGCCGAGTGGCTGGAGGAATACCGCATCAAGCATCGCCGCAAGCACGTCATGCGGGCTTCGGATTACTGCGTGGACTGCCAGGAACTGATCGAGCCGCAGCGACTCAAGGCCGCGCCCCATGCCGTCCGCTGCATTGAGTGCCAACAAGACTGGGAAAGACATCAAGCGCAATATGGCTGATCCGATTGACGCCCTGGAATCCATAATCTGCGACACCTTGTCTGCGGCTCACGCCGAGGGCGTCGTTTCAGAGATCCGCGCCAAGATCAGAGACTGGCGCTGCCGCTACGGGGGCGACGAGGTATACATTGCCCGCCGATCCCACATCATCCGCCAGATGAGGATTGCCGAACTGGCCGAAAAAGGCCTGACACCATCCGAAATATCGGCCCGCCTTGGCGTCACCCGCCAGACCGTCCACAACGCCCGCAAATCTTCCGCCATTCTGTAAAGCGTTTCCCCCTAAAACGCTTGACGCCTGCCGCGTAAAAAGTGCGGCATGGCGTACACCACTGCACAACTTGAGACCATCGAAGGCGCTATTGCGTCAGGAACCCTGCGCGTTGAAATAGACGGGCGGGTGGTCGTTTATCAGTCACTCGACGCGCTTATCAAGTTGCGTGACCAGATCAAGGCTGAGCTGGGTGTAGCAACCCCAAGCGCGGCACGGGGCAGGGCGTGGCGACCGATAGCGAGCGACGGGCTATGAGTACCGTCACCAAGCTCAACAAGCGCCGTTACGACGCCGCCTCGCGTAATCCTCGGCTATCTAGCTGGGTTGCCCCGGCTACCGATGCGAATGCGGCGATTCAATCGCCTGCAACCATCCGCAATCGTTCCCGCGATCTGGTCCGTAATAACCCATGGGCCGCCAAGGGCGTCAGCGTCATCGTCAATAACTGCATCGGCTACGGCATCCGCGCTCAGTTGCGCGACAAGGCCAAAGGCCGACAGAAGCAAGCCGAAATGATCTGGCAAAGATGGGCAGAAACCTCTGCCTGTGATGCGGATGGCTTGCATGACATCTATGGCTTGCAGGCGCTGGCCATGCGGTCATTGGCCGAGTCTGGCGAAGTCATCATACGTCGTCGCCAGCGTCGCGTTGAAGATGGACTGCCTGTCCCGTTCCAGATTCAGGTGATTGAGCCGGATCTGCTGGTCGATGATCTATCCGGCATTACCACCGTGCAACTGTCCGGTCTGGCAAACGGCAACCAGATTCAACGTGGCATCGAATACGACGCGCTCGGTCGTCGGGTGGCTTACTACCTCTACAGGGTCCACCCCGGCGCAGACCTCATCAATCTGTCACCGGCTCAGTACAGCCGCGTTCCCGCAGACGAAATCATCCACCTGTTCCGCAAGGACAGGCCAGGTCAGGAAAGGGGCGTGCCATGGACCGCGCCGGTCATCGTCACCCTGCGCGAGCTGGGCATCTTTGAGGACGCTTACCTAAAGCGTCAGCAGATCAGCAACCTGTTCGCCGGTTTCATCTATTCCGATGACCCCGCCGCGATGGATGAAGAACTGGCCGACGAAATACCCGACCTGCAACCCGGCACTCTCTATCTGATGAAGAACGGACGCCGGGTGGAATTTAACAACCCACCGCCCGCTGGCGAAGATCCTGCCTTTCGTGATGCCTGCCTGCGCCGTGTCGCTGCTGGCTTCGGAATCACCTTTGAAGCACTGACCGGCAATCTCTCTGAAGTCAACTTCAGCAGTGCCCGTATGGGTGCCCACGAAATGGGCCGCAACATCGACGCATGGCTGTGGAACCTGTTTATCCCGCGCTTCTGTCATGGCGTCTTCGCCTGGTTCAAGGATGCGCTGGCCATTCAAGGCATGAACGTCACCGACCTCACCGCCGAATGGACGCCGCCCGCCAGAACCCTGGTGGACCCGGCCCGTGAATGGCCGGCACTGATGACCGCCGTCCGTGCGGGATTCATGACCCTGCCGGAAGCCATCCGCTCGCAAGGCTTCGACCCCGATGCCGTCCTGGCCGAACAAGCCGAATACCTCAAGAAACTCGATGCCGCTGGCGTGATTGTCGAGAGCGATTACCGCTTCGACGCCAAGCCAAAAGTCAGCGCCACCGACACGCAAACAGGAGCGATGAATGCCTGAACTCACTCAACAGATCCCGATGCTATCCACGCGGGCCGCTGTCCAGCCACAGACCTATAACGAGGAAGCCCGCACCGTCGAACTGGTGTGGACGACCGGCGCCCAGGTCCGCCGCTTCGACTGGATGGAAGGGCCGTATCTGGAAGAACTCTCACTGGATGCCAAGGCCATCCGCATGGACCGCCTCAACTCCGGCGCACCCCTGCTCGCCAATCACGATGCCCGTTCGCTCGATGCCGTCATTGGTGTCGTTGAGAAAGCCTGGATCGATGGCAACCAAGGCCGCGCCACCGTCCGCTTCAGCGACCGTGAAGACGTGGCACCGATTATCAACGATGTGAAGGCAGGCATCCTCCGAAACATCAGCGTGGGCTACCAGGTTCACGAATACGAGATCGAGAAGCCCACCGAGCGCGGCGGAATGCCGACGTACCGGGCGACCGATTGGGAGCCGATGGAACTCTCCATCGTCACCATCCCTGCGGATTCCTCCGCGCAAATACGCGGTTCGCAAGAACTGCATTCTGTCTCAATCACCACCAGAGGTAACAGCATGTCTGAACCTTCAGAAAACCAAACACCGGCTGACGAAGTTCAGGCTCCGGTTGAAGCCCCTGTTGCACCCGACGCAAACGAAATCCGCGCTCAGGTACGCAGTCAGGAATTGTCCCGCATCTCTGCCATCCGTGATGCTGTTCGCAAGGCCCGTCTCGATGACGCCTTTGCCGACAAGCTGATCGATAAGGGTGTGGCGATTGACGAGGCTCGCGCTTCGATCATCGATGCTATGGCCACCAAGTCTGATGCGTCCGCCACACCAAGCCGCATCGAAATGGGCGCAACCCATGAAGAGAAAGCCCTGCGCGGCATGGAAGAAGCCCTGCTAGCCCGTGCTGGCATCGTCAAGCACGAAGACCTGAAGGGTAACGAGTTCCGGGGAATGCGCCTGTCGGACTTTGCACGCCTCTCCATGGAGAAAGCCGGTCAGAACACCCGCGGCCTGTCCTACGACGCAATGGCACAAGCCGTCCTGCGGAATGGCCAGACTACCAGCGACTTCCCGGTCCTGCTGGAAAACGTCATGCACAAGACTCTGCTGGCGGCCTACCAGACGGCACCTGATACCTGGCGGCAGATCGCCCGCGTTGGTTCGGTTTCTGATTTCCGCGCCTGGAAGCGTCTGCGTACCGGCACCCTGGCCAACCTTGAACCGGTCAACGAGGCAGGCGAACTGAACAACATGCCGATCAGCGATGCAACCGCTGAAAGTGTGCAGGCCAGCCGTTACGGCAACATCATCAGTGTCACCCCAGAGACTATCGTCAACGACGATTTCGACTGGATTGCCAATCAGTCAGCGGCCTTGGGCCGTGCGGCGGCTCGCACCATCGAAGCGGCGGTTTACGCCAAGTTGATTGCGAATCCAACAATGTCCGATGGCAATGCGCTGCTGAGTTCAGCGCACGGCAACATCCAGACGGCTGGTGGCGCGATCAGCGTGGCTAACGTGGACGCTGGCCGCGTCGCGATGGCGCAGCAGATGGACAACGATAGCAACGACTATCTGAACATCCGTCCCAGCATCCTGCTCTGCCCGATCAGCATGGGTGGCAACGCTCGCGTGGTGGCCGGTTCCCAGTACGACCCGGACTCTGCGGCTCGCCTGCTGGTGCCGAACAAGGTCAACGGGCTTATCAGCACCGTCATCGATACGCCGCGCCTGTCTACTGGCTGGTATCTATTGGCCAATCCGACCGACGCGCCGGTTATCGAAGTGGTCTTCCTCGACGGCAACCAGAACCCGCGCATCCAGCAGGAAGAAAGCTTCCGCACCAAGGGCCTTTCCTGGAGTGTTGAGCTTCCATTCGGTGTCGGCATCGTTGACTACCGTGGCATCTACTGGAACGACGGGGCCTGATCCCTGGCGGACTGAATCGGGGCGGTTCGCCGCCCCTAGCAGCAACATATTGAGGAACTGAAATGGCTAACAATTTCAAAACGGATGGTGATGTCATCACCTGGACCAATGGCACCGGCTCTGCCGTTGCGTCAGGCGCTGTTGTCGTCATCGGCAAGATGATGGGCGTGGCGGCTGTCGATATTGCCAACGGCGCAAGCGGCTCAGTGCATCTCGAAGGCGTTTTCACTGTACCGAAAGTCACAGGGGCAGTGATCGTTCAGGGTGAAAACATCATCTGGGACGCTTCCGCAGGCAAGTTCGATGACAACGCGGCCACCCCAGCAACGGGCGATGTCAGCAACTGCGTGATTGCTTGGGAAGCCGCCGGTAACGGCGTCACTTCTATCAAGGCTCACTTCAACCGTCGCATCGGGACTGTCGCTTAATGCCCAGCCCCTTCGACACCTTGACCAACCAGGCACACGCCTCACTTGAGCGTGTGTTTGGCCAGCCGGTCAGCATCGATGAAGTGGAAGGCATGGCGATTGTCACGCCCCAGGACGACATGATGCTGGGCGGCGGTGTCGAGATGATCGGCGGGGCGCATTTGATGTTTCGTGATGCCGACTTTCCCAACGCCAGCGTCAGAGATGGCGTCACCGTTGGGGAGGTCAGCTACACCATCATCGAGATTGACGATGTTGATTCGGCAGGCATTCGCAAGGCGCGGATGGCACCGGCATGAACATCGACGGCATTGTCAGTCAGCTGGAAACCGTGGAAGGACTCGACGGCAAAGTCGCCGTTGGGCAACCGGCCACCACGGACAGCCTGGGCAATGGCCCGACCTGCTGGATCACCGACATCAGCGAAAGCGCCGGACCGAATACCCGCGTCAATGCCCCGGCATTGCAGCGGATTGATGCCCGTCTGGGTATCACCCTCGCCGGAGCAGATCTCGATGCGGTACTGACGACACGGGATGCCGTGCGAGCAGCCCTGATTGATTACCAACCCGATGCGCCGGGTGATCCCATCACCTACCGCGCCGGACGCATGGAGTTTCTCGACCCCGGCATTGTGCTGTGGCGGGATGACTATGCCTTTGCTTTTTATTACGACGGACTGGAGGCAGCTTAATGGCCACCTGGATGAAAGACCCGGAAACGGGTGAAAAAGTGCTGTTGACACCCGCGACCGCCCCGAAGGCGCGTTGTTGTGTGCAGGTAGCCGAGGCGAAAGCCGCGCTGCCGCAAGAACCCGAAGCGTTTGTCATGCCCACCCTTCTGACAGAGGAACAGCTTGAAGCCGCATACCAAGATCCTGATTAAGACCCTGATCCGCGTCCTCAAGGGTGCCATCAGCGCCATTGAAGACTGGATGAAAGAGGACGAAAAGCCTCACTGAATTTTCTCAACATCGACGGGCACCCGTCCTGACGACCCGGCAACGGCACTCAGGACATAGCGACCCCGGCTTAAAACCCGGAGTCCGCTATGGCCCTGTATATGAACAAAACCCTGGTCGCGGTTAAAAAAGAGACCACCTACGGCACCGATCCCACGCTCGCCGGGACCGATTGCTTCCTCGTCAGCAACGTATCACTGACCCCGCTGGCTGGTAACTCAGCCACCCGTGATTTCGTCCGCCCTTACTTCGGCCAGTCGTCCAGTATCCAACTGGATAGCCATGTCGAACTCAGCTTCGATGTCGAACTGGCCTCATCCGGCACCGCAGGCACCCGCCCTGCCTTTGGTGACGCCCTGTTGGCCTGTGGTTTCGATGAAACCATCACGGCTACTACGTCAGCGGCCTACACCCCAGTCTCTGACAGCTTCGACTCTGTGACCATTGAGGTCTACATGGACGGCATCCTGCATCAGCTGACGGGTGCGCGGGGCAGCTTCAGCCTCAGCATGGCACGCGGGGCGATCCCGACCATCAGCTTCAACTTCATGGGCGCTTATGTGTCACCCACCGACACCGCTGCCCTGACGCCGAACTTCAGCGATTTCAAGAAACCGCTGGGCGTCAACAGCAGCAACACGCAGACCATCACGCTGTTTACCGAAACGCTGTGCATGGACTCGTTCTCAGCGGACGTGGCCAATAACCTGGTCTATCGCGACCTGCCCGGTTGTGATCCTGCGGCCCTCATCACCGACCGCGCCCCGTCCGGGACTTTGGTGTTCGAGATGCAGACCGTCACTACCTACAACTGGATCGAGGCGGCCAAGCTCAAGACCTCCGGCGCATTCCAGCTGATTCACGGCACCGCTGCCGGTTCCATCGTCCAGATCGACGCACCCGCCGTCACCCTCAACCCGCCGTCCTACCAGGACAGCGATGGTGTGCTGATGCTGTCTGCGCCGCTGATCTTCGAGCCGACCTCGACAGGCAATGACGAACTGGTCCTGACCTTCAAGTAACGCCCGGACAGGCAAGCAATCGCGACCCTGTTCACGGGGCTGTCTACCGCTTCCCGGCCAGCGGGCGATATAGGCCGGGACTATTTCCCACAATCTGACAGATAGGTATCGCCAATGGCATTTGTACTGCAACCGAAAACCGAAGGGTTTTTCTACTCCATCCTCCTGCCCGTGGTCACCGATAGCGGGGCCAGCCAAGCGCAGAAGTTCGACGTGAAGTTCAAGCGCGTCTCCCGCTCCAAACTCAACGACCTGCAAAAAGCGCAGGAACTGATGAGCGAGTCCGACAGCAACATCGATTCGCTGGAGCGTGACACCGATTACGTGATGGATATCGCGGAAGGCTGGCGTTATGTGGACGGCACCGACGGCAAGCCGATGGAGTTCACCCGCGAGAACGTCCACCTGTTGCTCGACAACTACCCGAACGCAGCCAGCGTCATCGTCAGCGCCTTCTTTGAAGCCACCCTCGGCGGCGGCGGCAAGAGAAAAAACTAGAGGCGGCGGCTCGTCACTGGGCCGCCCCTTCTCGCCCCACGGGCGGGAATGACGAACTGGCTGAAGCCTTCCGCGCTTTCGGTGCCCCGGAGGAGGTCATCGACCAAACCCTGGACGCCGAAACCGATGACGGTGACGACTGCGAAGTGTGGGAAGACAACTGGGACACGCTGATGGTTTGGCTGGCACTCCAGACCCAATGGCGGCGAGAGATCCCGGCGATGTCCGGCCAGATGATCTGGCACGGGCTTGATTACCCGGCGACGGAATCGACGCTGCGGATGATGGGGCACTGGAAGAAGGCCGGCGAGATATTTGACGGACTCCGAATCATGGAATCAGCGGCACTGCCGATTTTGAACAAGCCGAGCAAGAAGTAGGGTCTTTATGAACTCATCGATGCACCTTGGGATTACCCTGACGGCAGATGGCAGAAATGCCGAAGCCAACATTGGCAAGGTCGTCAAGAATATCGAGCAGGTCGGCAATAGTTCAAAAAAAGCTGCGCAGAGCCTGGGCGGGATTGAAAAAGCCGCGCAAGGGCTGGGAAGTGCGGCCACTACGGCGGGGCGGGCCTTGGCCGCAATGGGCGTGGCTATATCAGTCCGTGAGCTTGTCAAAATTGCGGACTCCTACACCAACCTTGCGAGCCGCATAAAACTTGTTTCTGGCACACAGAAAGAGTTTTCTTCTGCAATGGCTGATGTGTCGGCGATTGCCAACAAATATCAGGTCGAGTTATCTGCCGTAGGGCAAGCCTATGGAAAGATTGCGCCCGTCGTTGCCAGCATGGGCAAATCCCAAGGTGACATGGCTGCGCTGATGACCTCGTTATCAGCGGCCATGAAGGTTTCAGGGACTGAAGCCGGAAGAATGTCTGAAGTCATGCGCCAGTTTTCGCAGGCCGTGTCTGGGCCTACGGTGCAAATGGAAGAGATGAATACCATCATTGATGATGCCAGCGCATTGTGGCAAGGCCTGGGGCGTCAATTCCCAGAACTGATTGCTCAGTATGGTTCACTCAAGGAAGCCATCTCTAAAGGCGCTGTCACTAGCCAAGACCTCATCAACGCAACAATCAGGCTGAAGTCAGAGTTTGAATCGCAGGCTTCAACCATGCGGACCACTGTGTCCGGTGCGTTCCAAGTGTTGAATAACGAGTTTGCAAAATACATTGGGCAAGCTGATACAGCATCAGGGGCTTCCGGCAAATTTGCCGATACCATCCTGCTGATTGCGAAAAATCTGCAAGCAATACTTGACCCAATAGCATCTGTTACTACGTTTATTGTCAATGCTTTTGCAAAATGGGCAGACGCTATTGAAAAGGTAAAAAGCGCCACGGCTGGCTTGCGTGAGTTGATGGGCAATATGCTGGGCATGTTGCCAGACATGGGTCTTCAGCCAAGGCATCAGGTTATTGATAAGAACGCCTACTCGACGGGCGGCGGTTTCGGGGGAGAAGAGGCGACCAAGCCATTCTTCGATGGCGTCAAGAAAGGTGCTTCCGAATCCGCGCTGGCTCTAACCAAGCTGACCGACAAGCAAAAAGCCGTCGCGCAAATCGTCATCGATACTGCCAAAGCCTACAAGGTCGATCCTGCCTTTGCCCTGGCGATTGCCCAGCAGGAAAGCGGCTTTAATCAACTGGCTGTCTCCGGGAAAAAAGCGCAAGGCGTCATGCAGTTGATGCCCGCCACTGCCAAACAGTTGGGCGTCAACTTCAGCGACCTCAATGACAACATCAAGGGCGGGGTGCTGTACCTCTCCCAGCAAGAGAAGCAGTTCAAGTCACTACGTCTCGCGGCAGCGGCTTACAACGCCGGACCGGGTGCGGTGCAAAAGTATGGCGGGGTTCCGCCGTACAAGGAAACCCAGAACTACGTCACCTCGGTCGGTGCGCTGTACCAGAAATGGCAGAAAGTCCTCGGCGCACAAGGCGAGGCTTTCGTCAGCGCCAAGGATCAGGCCGACGAACTGAGTACCGCATTTAAGCAGGTTCAGACGCACCAAGACGACAACATCAAGAAGGCCGATGAATACGCCCGCGTTCAGGTCGAGAAGATCAAGACGCAACTGGCCGCGATGGATCAGGAGCGCGAAGCCGCTGCCCGTCTGACCGCTGAACAACTGGCCGGGGCGAAGACCTACGAGGACAAGGCCAGGATCATCGAAGCCGCGCAAGCCAAAGCCGCCGAATACAACGCCAAGGCGCTGGATATGGTCCGGGCCGAATATGACGCCCAGCAGCAGTCACTGGAAGCCAAGAAACAAGCCTATCAGGCCGAACTGGCCCAGGCTGATAAGTACAACGTCAGCATAGACGACCAATTCAAACTCAAGCAGGCCATCCGCGCCGCCGATAACGATCTGCTGTTGCTGGCAGAAAACCGGGCGCAGGCGGAAATCACCGCCGCCGGTAAGGTCAACGAATTTGCCAAGCAATCCGCCGACCTCAAGCGCAACGAAGTCACCGCCATCGACGGCATCATCGCCGCCTATCAGCGCCAAGCCGACATTCTCGACCGCCTGACCGCCGCGAAGCAGGCGGGTGCCAGCGCCGACCAGCTGGCCCTGCTGAACGATGTCTATCAGTCCACCGGCAACCTGCCCGAACTGGTGTCGCCGGATCAGATTGAGCGGATGCAGCAATACATCCTCTCGACCCAAGCGCTGAAGGGGGCGGTGGATGATTTGACGGGATCGCAGAAGAAGAATCAGGAGCAGGCGGTCAAGGAGCAGCAGCTTCGTGAAAACGCTTTCTGGGATCAGCTTATTGGCCGGGCGCAAGACTACGCCAACATCTGGAGTCAGATTGGCGAAAACAGCAGCGACGCCTTTGGCACGATGATGGTGGCGTCGAATAAGTTCATCAAGAACATCGACCAGATCGCAAAAGCCTACGAGGAGATGCGGGACGGGAAAAAAGGCAGCTTTGCGTTGAATATGGCCGAGGATTTGGCGCAGGCGCAGAACGCTCTGAATATGGTCACGCAGTCGCTGATCCTGGTTCGCAACCAATACGAAAAAGGCACCGCCGAATATCAGAAATACGATCAAGCCGCCGCTGCTGTTGCCGTCGCGGCCAAGGTAGCCGCGATTGCCGAGGGCGTCTTGGCCGTAGTTCACCAGATGTCATCCGGCGACCCATACAGCGCCATCCCCCGCGCCTTGGCGGTTGCTGCGATGCTCGCCAGTATGGGTATCTCCACGGGTGCGTCAGGATCAGGCGGCATCTCTGCTGCGGCACAAAAGCGACAAGAAACCCAAGGCACCGGAACCGTCCTCGGTGATTCCGCCGCCCAATCCAACAGCATCGCCAACTCGCTGGACATCATCCGCGAGAACAGCAGCAACGACCTCAACTATTCCGCCGCCATGTTGCGGGCGCTGGAAGATTTGAGCCTGTCGATTCTGGCGCTGGCCAATAACGTCGCCGTCAACGTCATGCCCTCCATCGATGCCGCCATTAAGCAAAGCGGCATGAAGTTCGGTATGAGCAAGATCAGCCTGTTCTCAGGCTTCAACAAGGAACTGACCGACGCCGGGATTGGCTGGTTTGAGCAGTCGCTGACCGACATTCTGAGCGGCACCTTCGATGCCAAGCTGTACGCCGATATCACCAAATCCTTCGAGGTGATGGGGTCAGTCCTGTCCAGCAGTACCAAGACTTATGTAGCCGGGGCAGGGGCCGAGGTCAACACCCAGATCACCCGCATCTTCACCGAAATCGTCAAAGCCTTTACTGAAGGCGGCAAGGCATTCGGGATGAGTGCGGAGAACGTGCTGGGGGCGCTGGAAGGTTTCACCCTGGCCCAGCAGCAGATCAGCCTCAAAGACATGACGATGGAGGAACAGCAGCAAGCCCTCAATGCTGTGTTCTCAAACATCACCGACCAAATGGCCGAAGCCCTCAACCAGAATCTGGGGCTGGCCCTTCAGCCATTTCAGAAAGCCGGGGAGGGCATGGCGCAAACCTTCCTGCGCGTTTCCGAGGGCATCAGCCGCGCCTCGGGCGAACTGGAACGTCTTGGCCTCACCGCCATCAGCTACCGCAAGGTCATCAACACCCAAGGCGATGTATCGGCAGAAATCGTGCGGCAGACGCTGGCAGGCCAGAAGCGCCTCGCTGAAGGTGTGCGGCAGTACGTCAACGAACTGACCGGCAAAACCGAAGACATCATCGAAGCCTACAAAAAGCTGATCCAAGCCAGCAATTTGCTGAAAGCCGCTGGCATTGGCGACAGCAACCTCGACCGGACCATGATTAACGCGGCAGGCGGGCTGAGTGCCTTCAATGCCGCGATGGAAGCCTTCAACGAAAACTTTGTGTCCGAAGCGGACCGATACGCGGGCGATGTGCGCGTCCTGGCCGAGCAGTTTGGCAAGTTCGGGCAGGTCATGCCATCCAGTAAGGAAGGTTTCGCCGCACTGATTCGTGGCATTGACCAAAGCACCGACGCCGGGAAGACACTCTTCGGCCAGATGATCGCTCTGTCCGAGTCCTTTGCCCAGGTGGCCAACGAAGCGCAAGCCATCCGCGACAAATACGCCGCCATCCTCGACCCGTTCAAAGCCATCAGCGACCAGATCAAACAGGTCGGCACCGACTTCGGCAAACTGATCGGTGGTGTCACCGGTGGCTCGCAAGCCCGCATAGATGCAATTGGCAATGCCGCCAGTGATGCCCGCGATCCCTTGTTTTCCGAGCGCACTCGCCTGATGAAGCGCATCAAGGCCCGCTTCGGTGGTGTCGCCCAGATGAACGAACAGATTGCGTACTGGGAGCGCAAGCTGGAAGCGGAACTGGCCAAGGCACCGAAGAAACAGAACAAAGAAGTCATCAAGACGTTGCGGCAGAAGATTGAACGATGGTCTGACTTCAACGCTGAAATCAACGACATCAACCAGCAACTGGCTGACATTCTCACGCAAGAAGGCATCGACAAGGCCGCAGAATCTGCCCGTCTGGCACTGGAGAAGCAGGCGATCATCGATGACGCTCGTCTGGCCATGGGTTCGACGCTGGAAGATATTTTCACCAGCATCGTCCAGACGATTCAACAGGCCCAACAACGCCTCCAGTCCGTGCTGGACCTCCAGAAGTCCATCGCCAGCCAGATCGCACAGCTTCAAGGCCCGCAAGCCGTCTTCGGCCTTGCCAGCACCGACCGCAATAATGCCTTTGGTGCCATCGACACCTATATCAACAGCCTGTCCGATGGCCGAGCGCGGGATGTCGGTGTTGAGGTGGGTTTGCTGAACACCGCCCAGCAGGCGGTCATGGCGAAATACAACGCCGAAGTCGCGGCCATTCAGGAAGCGCAGCAAGCCTACATTGCCGCCGAGACCGAGAAGCTCAACGCCGCCTTGCAGTTGCAGATCGATGCGATTAACGCCGCCACCGAAGCCGCTATCGAAGCCGAAAACGACCGGCTGAATGCCGCCGTCAAGGCACAGCAGAAGATCGACGAAGCGGCTATCAAGAGCAAGCAGAAAGAGTTTGACGCCGCCAACAAGTTGGTGCAGAAGCAGTTCGACCTGGAGCAGAAAGCCTTACAGAAGGCGCACGACGCGCAACTCAAGGCACTGGGCGACGAACTCGATGCGGCCAACAAGCTGCGGGATGCGATCAAAGGCATCCAGGACTATGTGCGCGGCATGGCGCTGGGCGGCAACAGCCCGCTGTCACCCGAACAACGTCTGGCCGAAGCCCAGCGGCAGTATCAGGATTTGCTGGCCCGCGCCCAGGGCGGCGATGCCGATGCGATGCAGAAGCTGTCCGGTGCGTCGGATGCCTACCTTGAGGCCGCCAAGACCTATTACGGCAGCAGTACCGCCTACGGCGACATCTTTGATGGCGTAAAGAACGCCATGTCCTCCATCGGCGGCATGTCAGCCCCCGATCCTGACTCGATCCAGTCCCGTATCGACGCCCTGCGCGAAGCCCAGGCCGAAGAGATGGACTTGCTGCGGGAGAGCCAAGCCGAGCGACTGGACGCCATCCGCGAGATTCAAGCCGAGCAACTCGACGCGATCCGTGAAGCCCAGCAGGACAACCTCGACGCCATGCGCGAGGCCAGCCAGAAGACGGCGGAGGCTATCCGTGACGCGGCACAGAAGCAGATTGAGGAAGCGCAGAAGCAGACTCAACAAGCCATCGCTGACCTATCCGACCCGAACAAGAACGAAGCCATGCGGGCGGCACGGGAAGCCGCTGAACGCGACCTGGGCAAGCTGGCTGAACTGGCTGAACTCACACGCATTGAAGCCGCCAAGCAAGCCGAGGAAGCCAAGCAGAAAGCGCAGGAACAAGCCGACGCCGCCCTGAAGATGGCGCAGGATCAACTTGCCGCGCTGCAAGCCGGAACCCGGCTCAACCAGGCGCAGCTGGAAGCCCTCAACAGCATCCTCATGGGCAACGGGCTGAGTGCCATCCCCATTCCGCAATACGCCAAGGGCGGCTATGCCCAAGCGGGTCTCGCCCTGGTGGGTGAACAAGGCCCAGAGATCGTGCGCTTCGAGCGCCCCGCCCAGGTGATGACCGCCGACGAAACCCGCGATGCCCTGCGCGGTGGCAATGACGGCAAGATCGTTCAGGCCATTGCCGAACTCAAGGCCGAGATGCGGGCCGTCGTCGTCACGCAATCGAATGCCAACCCGCAGATTATCGAGAAGCTGTCCGGCATGGAACAGCGCCTCTCCAAAATGGAACGCACCCAACGCTTTACCGTAGGAAGCTGACATGGCCGACAAGAAAATCAGTCAACTCAATACCGCCACCACCGTTTTCGATGCGGATGATTTCACCATTGTCCAGGACGGCGAAACCAAGCAAACCAATGCCAGTGTCGTCAAAACCTACGTCCGAGGTGGAATTGCTGGCGCTGTTGTTGGCACCACCGACACCCAGACCCTCACCAACAAGACTCTAACCGCTCCGACAATTAACGGCGGATCAGTGCTTGACCTAGCCCAGCTTACTGTTGACGGCAATACCACCCTCGGAGACGCCAGCACCGACACGCTGACCATCAACGGCACGGCAGTCAGCACCCCAAACAACCTCAATTTTGACAGCAACACGCTGTTTATTGATGCGACGAATAACCGGGTTGGGTTGGGCACTGCCACTCCGGGGTCAAAGCTCACTGTTTTAACGACTACAAACGACGGAATCTCTGTCAGCGACGGAACCATCAACACGGTTCTTTACAATTCTGGCGGCGCAACAGGGTTGATAGGAACGCTTACTAATCATTCGCTGGCGTTCTACACAAACAACGCCCCAAGGATGCTGCTTACGGCTGGTGGCTATCTGGGGATCGCGACTTCGCCGTCTACCACACTAGATGTCAACGGAACAATACGCTCCACAGCACAAGTGGTCCCTACATCTGGCTCAGGTCTTGAGTTGATCGGAGGAACAGGCACAAACCTCCTGATTGCCTACAATAGAACGACACCCGGTTTTTTGCCGCTAGTAGTGCAAGGAAGCTCGGTAAGTATATTCGGCAATAACGCGACAGGGTTGACTGTTGATGCGAGCGGTAACGTAGGGATCGGAGTCACCCCAAACACTGGCCACAGCGCATGCCTTCAGCTTAAATCCGGTATCACTTTCCCAGCAACACAGGTCACTTCTTCAAATGCAAACACGCTGGACGATTATGAGGAAGGTACATGGACACCAAGCGTCGGCGGAACAGCAACTTATACCCTTCAAGATGGGCACTACGTCAAAATAGGTAAGGTTGTTTATGTCTCGGCAAGATTTTTGATTAACGTTATTGGTACCGGCTCCACTTCGACTATTTCTGGACTGCCTTTTGTATCGGCAAATACATTCGCTAGGGGTGAGTTTAGCGTGGGCAGGGCTACGGCTTTGGCAACTGCGCTCTTTTCTTTGACGCTTGAAGTTCCACAAAATACAGCAACCATCATTTTCCAAGGACGTACAGCGGCTGGAAATCAGACGGATATTGCGGCGGCTATGGGCAATAGCACTGATCTTTATTTTAGCGGTTTTTACTTCGTAGGATAAAACAATGGCAATTATAGAAAACAAAGTTCTTTCACAAGTCATGGCTCTGCCGGAACAGTCGGCTTTCAACGTCCAGTGGACAAACCAGATTATCAAAGATGATGCGGTGATTGCTGAGACTTTCGAGCGCAAAGCCTACACTGAAGACCAGAAGGACGATTTCATTGCTGAAGTCGATGGTGGTGAGTTTTATGCCAAAGCAGTCGGCTGGGAAATTCCTGCTTAATTTCACACAACAACGAGGACAATATGCCTGAGAAAATCACGCTCTCCACCCAGCTTGTAAACGCCGTTCTTGCCTATCTCGGCACCCAGCCGTATCAGAATGTCGCGCAACTGATCCAAGGCATTCAGAGCGAAGCGCAGGGGCAGGTTCCGGCCCAAGCCGAAGAACCGGCGGCTGAGTAACTTGTACTGAGCGAAGTCGAAGTATGTCCTTTTACCTCCTTCTTGAGACCGGCGACCGGCTGCTGACCGAGAATGGCGACCGCATTCTGCTGGAGCAGGCCCCGGCAGATGTGGCGTACTTTGTCCGCCGCTTCACGCATATCTTCCTCGCGGAGATCGAGGCGTATGACCCGGCGACCGAGACGACCAAGACCTGGCTATTTGCCAGCGGATCGGGTTTTGACAAGGCGGGGGATTTCTACACGCCGCGCATGGAGAATCCGGCCACTTTCAGCCGGTCCATGTCGGGCCTATCAGGCCGCACCGGGCAGTCGTTCGGGGAACTGACGCTTCTGAATCCCGACAACGCCATTGCCGCGTTGGGTGAGGACTTCTTCGACGGACGCACCCTGACGCTGAAGTGGGGCGACCGCGATGGCACGTATGCCAGCTTCCAGACGATTCTGACTGCCACCATCGAGACGCTGGGCATTGAGAAGGACCGCTTGAGCTTTCGCCTGCGCGACAAGGCCATCACGCTGGACCAGCCGTTTGCGACCGTCAAGTATGCGGGCACCAACGCCCTACCGCTCGGCGTGGAAGGCACCCCGGACGACATCAAGGATCAGATAAAGCCACGCATTTTTGGCCGCATTGCCTTGATGCAGCCGGTGCTGGTCAACACCAGCCAGCTGATTTATCAGGTCAACGAGCAAGCCGTCGATGCCGTGCTGAATGCTTTCGATGGCGGTGCGTATCTGACTAAGGCCAGCGACTATCTCAGCCTGTCCGACATGTACGCCTACGATCCGCCTGCGGGCCAGTGGCGGGCCTATCCACCGCTGGGGCTGATACGGCTGGGGTCCACACCCATCAACACGCTGTCGGTATCGGTGGTCGAGAAATGGGACCACCTCCAGAATACCGCAGCGGGACTGATTCAGCGCATCCTCACCGAGAAGGGTGTGACGAACTGGGTATCCGCCGACTTTACTCTCCTCAACCAGAAGAACGCCGGTTCCATCGGCATCGTGGTGGAAGGCGAAGAGACGACGGCCAGTCTTCTTGACCGCATCTGCGCCAGTGTCGGGGCCTGGTGGGGCTTTGATGCCTTGGGCCGGTTTCGCGTGGCCCGCTTTGAAGCGCCCACCGGATCACCCGTGGCCACCCTGACCGACGACCTCATCATCGATGCCGAGCGCCAGCCGGAGACGCAACTGCCGTTCTGGTCGGTGAAGATGATGGCCGACATCAACTATGCCGTCCAGGACAAGAACGGGCTGGCGGGTGTCGTCACGGAAGCCCGCGCGGCGTGGCTGAAGGAAGCCAGCCGCGAACAGAAGGCCGAAAACGCCACCGTCAAAACCACTCGACTGTTGGCCGATGAGATCACCTATGACACGTCGCTGAACGGCATCAGCATCGCCCAGGCGGAAGCGGCCAGACGCTTGAACCTGTACGCGGTTCGCCGCGATGTCGTCAACATCACGCTGGCCAATCCGCAACAGTATTACACCTCGCTGGATCTGGGTGCCGTCGTCAATCTCGCCTCCACTTGCTTGGGTTACGGCACCGGGCGATTGATGACGGTCACCCGCGTGGGTGTGGACTACCAGACCAATACCATCGACCTGACTTTGTGGGGATAGCATGGCTTTTATCTTAGGGTACGCAAACCAAGTCGATGATGCGCCCGTCTCGGGCGGCAGTTGGGAAACGGCCTATCCGCTGACCAACATCAAGACCCGCTATCTGTATCAGCGAGCGCGGTCTACCGATGACTTGGCCACCAGCAGCACGATGGTGATTGATACCGGCGAAAACCAGACCATCGGCGTGGTGGCCTTGATTCGGCACAACATCAGCAGCAACGGCACGGTGCAAATCCTTGGTTATGAAAACGCGGGGCTGACCGAGTTGGCCTATGACTCCACGGAACTGTCGGTGTATCCGGGCGGCGAGTTCGCCCATGCCTTCACCCCGGTCGCGGCCCGGTATTGGAAGATCATCATCGATGACAGCGGCAACCCGGACGACTATATCGAACTGGGCCGGGTCTTTATCGGCTGGAAGTTTGAGCCAGAAGTCTGCACAGACTGGGGTATGTCCATCGGCGTCGAATCCAAGACGGCGGTAATGGAGGCACTGGCAGGCGCTGAATACTTCGACTCCCGCCCGAATCGCCGCATCGTCACCGGCCAATGGTCTTGGCTGACACAGGCCGAGGCGCATGGGGTTTATCTCAGCATCCTACGTGAGCAGGACGTGGAGAAAGAGGTGTATGCCATCTTCGACCCGGACACGCAGTTTCCTGACCAGTGCTGGTTCTTGGGGCGCTTCAGGACACTGAATGCTATCGAGTGGCCCTACCTTGACCGGCACTCAGTCGGCTTCGAGATTGGTGAGGTGCTGTAATGGCCCTGTATCGTCAAACCGCCACCCAGTTTGTCGGTGAGTTCGCCAGCAATCCCGGCAGCGGCTGGGTACTGATTGCCGCCCAGCCGACCGACACCATTGCCAACCGCGTCACCTGGTGGCGCAATCTGGACAAGGGCACCTTCACATCCGCGTGGCATCCGTCCGAACTGGCCGGGGCCGAAGTCCCAGGCCGGGATACCAATGCTGGATCGGGCGTCAACATTCTGCCGAACGATTACAGCAGCTTTGAGTGGGCCGGGGCGATGCCGCCCAATTACACCAGCGGCATGACCGTCAACCGCACGGCGGCGGCGACCTACCACGGGCAGTATGGTGTCCGGCTGACCACCACTTCAGCCGGAGGCACTGTCTGGCTGGCGGCATCGGGCAGCGTTTTCAATATCGCTCTGTCACCCTCATCCAAGTGGATTGTCTCAGCCTATGTTCGCCCGCTGACCAATGCGGCGGTGGCCGGTACGCTGCGGCTCAAGACCCAAGGCGGCACCACGCATAGCGTCACCCTGACCTCAGGCGCATCGTCCACCGGCTGGGTGCGCGTCTCCGGTGTGCTGGACTTGTCGAGTGACACGTCAGCCTTCGGGCAACTGGGTGTCTCCATCACCAACAACAGCACCAGCCTCGACATTGACGGCTTGATGCTGGAAGAGAAGATCGGGCCGTATGACACGGCCAGCGTCTGGTACTCGCCGTGGGGTAATGGCCTGTCGGATGGTGAGATTGGCCCCGGTACGGTCACGCAGGACAAGCTGTTTGGAAGCCTTTCTAGCCGCATAGACCTCATCGACGCTTCGTCGCTGATACCGGGATCGGTCAACGCCCGATTGGCCAGCCAATACGACACCCTGGTCCAGCAGATCAGCGAAGTCAGTGTCGGCAACGGGCAATTCGACAGCAAGATCATCTGGTACTTTGACCAGTCGTCGGAAATCACCGGCTGGACCGGCGCCAGCGCGTCTCTCGCCGTGTCTGGCGGGTATTTGACCGTCGTCGCCACGGGCAGCAATCCGAAGTTCAAAACCGCCACCATCGCCGTCGATGGCAGCGCGTATCAACTGGTTCGACTCAGAGTGAAGCGCACAGGCGGCAGCGGCTGGAATGGCACCCTGCGCTATTACTATTCGGGGGGTTCCAACACGATCACCCTCAGCGAACCCGCTCAGATCGGCGTTGAATACGTTGAGGCCAGTTGGGACATGGCGGGCGTGGCCCTCTGGACCGGCAACACCATCACCGCTGTCGAAATACAACTGGGTACGGCCTCCGGCGATAACTACTCTATCGACTGGATGGGTGTTGGGCGTAATGCACCTGGCGCGTCGTTTTCCCAGGTGGAAGCGGTCAGGGTACTTTCGGACAACAAGACCCGCGTCTTCTATCAGACCACCGCCCCCGCTTCAGACAGCAACTACACGCTGAAGGCGAACGACCTGTGGTTTGACACCGATGACGGCAACAAGCCTTATCGGTGGACCGGCAGTGCCTGGGCAGAAACCACAGACACCCGGCTGGCGGATAGCTGGGCCGAAATTCTCGACATCCGCAACGCCACGGCCAACCCCTCCGGTGCCGCCGCCCAGCGCATCAACAGCATCAGTGCCACGGCCAGCGCCAAAAACCGGACGTTCTACCAGGCCAGCACTAGCCCACCGTCATCTCCGACCACGGGGGATATTTGGTTCCAGACGGACCAGGGCAACAAGGCCCTCCGTTGGAGCGGATCGGCGTGGGTGGAAACCACCGACACGCGCTTGCCCACGGCAGTGGCCAGCATCAACACCATCGAAACCGCCCGCATTGGCTATTGCACCATCGGCGGCAACACATCCGTGCATGGCGATAAGACCGCTTGTGAAGCCGCAGGCGGCACATGGGCCACGGGCCTGCCTTGGGCGACCGCCGTCCGACAAGTCAGCATCACCGCCGGCAACGGCCAGTCGGCCACGGTGCAGCAGCAGTTCGAGACGATCTATGGGGCCGGGGGCTTACGAGCGCAATACAACGTCAAGCTGGACGTCAACGGCTACACCGTCGGCTACGGACTTTTTAATGAAGGGCCAAACGCCAATGGCTTCATTGTCAGGGCGGATAAGTTCGTCGTCGGATCGGCGGGCAGCAATGTGGTGCCGTTTGAGATTGTGGGCGGCATTACTTACATCAAGGAAGCCGTTATCCGCGATGGCACCATCACCAGTGCAAAAATCGGGACGCTGAATGCTGACAAGATTACGGGCGGTTTTCTGGATATGGCCCGGATCAATACCGCAGCGATTACCGCCGAGAAAATCGACAGCCGGGGACTCAGCATCAAGGATGCCAGCGGCAATGTCATTTTCAGCGCGGGGCAAACAATCCCTGATGGGTACACTCCCACCGGCAAAATTAACCTCATCCCTGGCTTGCTGCGATGGACGCGCTTCGGGACTTTGTGGATATATGGCGGCGAAAACTCGGCGGTAGACAAGCGCTCGCTGATTATTCCGTCTGGGCAGAATGGCACGCCAGCCAATTCACCGACACTATCGCTCCTAGGCGGCACCTATACCCTTTCTTTTGAAGCTTTTCTAAACGGAGGCACTGCGCGTACGCTCATTGTCGATCTTTTCCCGGACACATTGCCTGAAGCCGCGTTCACCATCACCCCGGCCAGACAGAAATTTACAGCGCAGTTTACGAGCAGCCATCCCGACATGGCAAATTGCGTGTTGCGTTTTTTCGCAGCCGCACAAGCTGGCCAGATTGAAGCCTACAACATCAAGCTGGAACCCGGCACGGCTGCAACGCCTTGGATTCCGCATGTTGAGGATCAGGTTGGAATTAACAACCCTGTCACTGCAAGCAACATCTCCACCTATATCGCATCTGCGGCGATTGATTCGGCGCAGATCAAGGATGCGGCCATTACTACGGCCAAGATTGGTGATGCCAACATCACCAGCGCCAAGATTGCGGATGCGGCCATTACCTCGGCCAAGATTGCCAGTCTCAGCGCAGACAAACTGACAGCAGGCACCATCAACGGCAGCAATATCACCGTCACCAACCTGAATGCGACCAATATCACCACTGGGACGCTCAATGGTGCGCGGGTGGGTACGGGTGTTTCAGGCGACGTGCTGACGACGGGTACACTGAATGCCAGCCTGTGCAACGTCACCAATCTCAATGCCGCCAACATCACCACGGGCAATATCAGTGCCAGCCGCATAGGGGCAGGCACAATCGATGCCGCCGTGATTAACTTGAATACGGCCAGTGCGGTTATCAAGACTTCCAACTTTACCTTGGGGACTGGCTTTCGTATTTCCGGCGACGGCACTGCCTTCTTCTACGGTGCCTCTGTTTCTGGTTCGGCGCGTAGTGCAAACTGGAACGGTACGGTTAACGCGGGAACTGGCCAACCCACCGCTGGCACAGGCACTCAGGGTTGGTGCATTGATACTGCGGGTAATGCAGAGTTCAACACCGTTATGGTGCGGACGAAGAACATTGAGCTTGAAGCCGTGACGAGAGCAGGAGGCTATGGCGCGGCTGCAAATTCGACGATTGCTGCTGGAGCTTCATTAAATTTCTGGACCCCAAACCAGGCCGCTGCAACATACAGAGGAAAGATCAGCTTTGTCAGTAATATCACTTTGCAAGCGTGGGGGCTTCCGTCAGGACGATCTGCCTCATTCAAATACACTATCGCAATTTACAGAAACGGAATACCAGTCAGGACAACAAGCGGGTTCAGTCCAACAATGTTCTCAAATGCCGATACCTTTGAAGTCGTAATAGTTTATTTGGATGATGATCTTGACACTAATGCTACAACTTATACCTTTTCCTTTCAAAACAATGCGGCGTATGACATAAAATTGGTTGCAGTGTATGAGTTTTGGAATGAGTTAAAACGATGAAACACACTGAGTACAACAGCCAGACAGGCGAGATGGGCGGCGTCCATATAGGTGATGTCAACCTGTTTTTGCCGGGGATGGATGCAGTAGTCGAAGGTGAATATGACAACCGAGAGTTCTACATCCTCAACGGACAACCCACCGAGCGCCCAACTTCCCCCGTTACGCTTTCCGATCTCACCCTGCAAGGCGTCCCGGCGGGGTCCACCCTGACGATTAACGGGGAGAGTTACTCGGCAGAAGGCAATGTGGAGCTTGAGTTTCCGTTACCCGGCACCTACCGGCTGCGGGTGGAGTGCTGGCCGTATAAGGATTGGGAAGGGGAGGTGATCGTATGACCAAAATCACATTCCGCAAACCTCTGGACGATCTCGAAGTCGATCCTATTCAGGCCCGCGAAGCCATCCGCCGAGCCGGATTGATGCCGCAGGTCGAGGCGCTGATTGCCGATCCGCAGACACCTGAGTTGGTCCGATCTGCTTGGGAGTACGCGCTGAAGTTCAAACGTCAGTCACCCACTATCCTCGCCGTCGCCCAGGCGCTGGGGTGGACGGAGGAGCAGCTTGATGCGCTGTTTATCGAGGCGAGTGGGGTGGAGTATTAGGCCGGAAACAGTTCCGCAAAATAAAAACCGCATCAGCAACCACGCGGGTTTCCGGGCATCTCACCCAGCATTTTTGCGGGACAAAAAACCGACTCAAACCCGCGTCGTTATTGAAATGCCCATCAAATTCCCAAGCCGATAGCGTGGGTTCGATTCCCATCACCCGCTCCACTATTCATGCGGCTTTCAGCGATCTGGAGCCTGCACAAGAGTTCCGCAAAAACCAACGAGTTCCGCAAAAAACCGAAGTCACCGAGTAGGGCTGACGATTTTGCCCCGGCGCAGATAGTGCCGTGAGGTCGTCCGACCATCGGTGTGGCCGAGCAGTTTTTGGGCTTCAGATTCACCTTCCGCGTCGGCCTTGTCGTCGGCTGCCTTGGCCCTGAGGTCATAAAACCAGAAGGCTTTTATTTCTTCCGCCATGTCAGGATTGCGCTCAGAAGCGGCATCTCTTGCGGCGACAAATCCATTCCGCAGCGTCATGGTTGTCAGCGGCTTGCCGTTTTCCTGCACCAGTAGGAAGGTTGTCCAGACTTTGTATCCGCGCTTCCTAGCCTTGATGCGTTCCAGCAAGTCGGCCAGTTCTCCCTCAATGCGGATTCGAACTCTCGCCCCGGTCTTGCCCTGGTGGACGGGTAGGGTGCCGTCCTGAATGTCCGTCTCGTTCATTTTGAGAATATCGGCGGGTCGCTGGCCAGTTAGATAGGCCAGGTCCATAGCGTCGCGGATCGGTGCAGAGGCGGCGTTACGCACGGCCATGAAGACGGCATCGGAGATGTAGACCTCGCGATTGCCGGTGGTATGTCCGGTAATGCCCGCGCAAGGGTTCTCAGTGTCAGTCCATCCCCATCCTCTGGCGTGATTCCACAGGGTCGAGAATAGACGCTTGCAGCGGTTGGCTGTTGTTGGCTTGTCCTTCAGCCAGTCCAGAAACTGGCGGATGTGCATGGGCTTGATTTTCTCAAGCGGCGCAGGCGGATCACCGAAGAATCCAAGCAGATGCTTGATGTCGCTTTTATGGGTGCGGATGGTGCCGTGCTTGAGCGTTGGCAGCACATCCATGGCGTAGCGGTCCCACAGCAGTGGGAATGTCGCGGTGAGCGCAGTCTCTTTGTATCGGTCGCCCTGTTCCAGTTCTGCCCATTTCTTGATGGCCAGGACATAATCAGAACCGAGCGGGATTTCCTTGCGTGGCTTCCCGCCGCAGTCATAGTAGTAATATTCCGTCTCGCGCCGGGTGCGTAACCGCAACCTGGGCGGCAGGTTCAGGTGCTTAGTTGGTCGCCTTCCCATGGAGTACCCTCGGTGTCCAGCTTGAGTCTGATGCTGATGTGGCGGCTGATTTTCCGCCTTCAACCGCAGACCTGCAAACCACGGGGCGACCAGCCGCATTGACGCGGAACGGGATGCCCATCTGCCGCAAGGACTCTATCTGGCACCGACGCACAACGCGTCCGGTAAGTTCCTTTAGCTGGTCGTCATTCAGAAATAACGGCTCCATTACTGAAACCGCTCCTTCACCGCCAGCAGCTTCCGCCACGCCAAATCCGGTGCCTGATTGTCGATTGCCTGAAGAGCCTCGGTGATCTGGGTCTTCAGGAAGTGAATGGTCTCCATCTGTCTGGCGACCATCTGAAGCAGTTCTTTTCTAGTTAGTTCATCAGTCATTTGTTTTCTCCATTTGCCAGTTTCAGCGCGTGGTGTAAGTGGTTGCAGAAAGCATCAATATCTTCGTGCGTGCAGAAGTAACCCATATCGGCTGATTCCCCCGGTCCAGGCTCTTCATCCTTGAATTGAACTTGCAGATATGGTCCAGCACCTTGATCGTCAACGGTAATCAAGCATCGATTTGCGCCATAAATCGGGTTGTCGTCTTTCGACATGCCGATCCCCCATGAAAGCGGCGTGGCTGTTTTCCAGTAGGTTCTCAAGTAGGTCATTCCGCTTTCTCCGCTACTTTCAGTGCTTTGATTAAATCAGTCACGGTATTCACGTCCTTGAGTTTGTCCCACACGACTGTTGGTACTTTGATTGCGGTCTGCTCACGCTCTGCCTCATCAACCTCCTCATACCCTAGGCTTCCGAACCCTTGGACATGCTCAGACCAGCGGACCCCCAGAAGAAAGCTGAGGTGATGGATTTCTATGCCGTGGGAGTATAAATGCTCAATCTCGGACAGGAGGTCTTCCGCTTTGGCTGGTACTCGGGAGTCCAGAAACTCCAAAGCGTCGAAGTAGATCTGGACTCGGGTTTTCATTGGATGGGCTTCGCTCATAATCATTCATCAACCCCCTTTACTCTCTCAATAACATCACGCAGCGCACGGACCGCTATTCGACTCCTCTCAACCGCTGCCTGCAGATGCACTATTTGGCGATCTGCGTAGCCAACATTTCCGTGTCTTTCCGCCGCTTCAATCACCGCTTCAGCCTTCTCGATCAGCTCGGCTAATTCCGTCTCCAGCCGGTTAACTTTCTCGTTTAGTTCACCGCCGCAGCAGTCTTTGCTTCCGCAGATTGGACATCTCATTACGCTTTCTCCCATATTTTCCGTTCGATGGCGCGGGCATAATCAATAGCCATTTTTCGAACATGGTCAAGCGTCACATCCCCTTGAATCAACCACGGATAAACTGGCGGGGCTTTCGCTGCGACTTGCAAAATCTCATAATCAGCCAGCGGCGTTTTGGGTTGTTGGCGGCTTTTCGACGCGGGCTTTACCTGTCGCCGTAGCACCTCTACAGCATGCGCGATCAGGTCGTTGTGTTCCTCTACCTCTTTCTCAGTAATCTCTTGCACGAAACAGCGTAGCCCATCTTCACTGAATACCCACTTGCTGACGTGACAGCCAGTATCATGATCTTCCAAAGTTTCAAGCCGCCCATAACGCTCTGCTGTTTCGATTATCCATTCGTCATTCATTGCTCTTTCTCCTGCGGAGACATTAACTCACCTCTTGCTTTAGCTCGCGCGGCTTTTGCTTCCTTCAGATATTTGTCGGCGCCTTCTTTTGAATCGTTATCAAACCATCCTTCTAACTTTTCCAAAGCCTCATAAAGCTCCGGTGCAGCGGCTATAAGGCATGCGTTAGCTCTTGCTTGGACATACTGTTGTATGTCTTTTGCACTCGCCCCGGCGCAATATGGCTGAATCGAATGCAGCTCGGCAATTTGGTTGTCTCGGTCCCAATAGGAATCACCGACATATACACAATGAGTGATTGGTATTCCCCAATCGCCCCGGCCAATATCTACTTTCCAAGGCCCAGGCGTAAATTTAGGCTCGCTCATTTCTCTTTCTCCTATTTATACAGACTTTTGTTAACCCATGTTAACTTTGCTATAAAGGTTGACGCACTCTTCATCTATTCATTCCTTGGTATTGCTTCCCACGCTTTCATTAGTGTGTCGGTCACTTGGTCAAATTTGTCTGGCAGTTCTGCCCACGTCAGCGAATACGCTTGCAGCTTGCACCAAATGCCGTTCGCTTCACCGGTTATATTTATTTCTACTGACTGACACTGATGCCCGTTAATACGCCATTTGTGGGGAGTAACAACTACCTGAATACCGTCCTTGTCGTAGTTGCACTCGCAGTTGTACTTGCTAGGATAGCGTTTACATGCGTACCACTTACATTCGTCTTCAAAATATGCCAGCTCGTTTTTGCATTCGCTGAATCCTTGCTCTTGAAGCCATTGTTTGATGTCATCTTGTGTATCCATGCGGAGTTCGGTTTTTTTTTCTTTCATTGCTCATTCTCCAAATTGGGTGACTCCCGTGATTTTTGACCGACCTCCCATCCAAGTGATGAAAAGTAAGTGCCGGGAGTCATTGGACTCTTTGACTGCTTGTATCAGTTTCTCCAAAGTTGATACAAATTGATACAAATTAGTTGCCGATTGCAAACATTGATTTCTCCGATAATTAGGTGCCGGTCTTTCCCGGCTGTCACCACGCTGGCTGTCCGTCACGGCGTAGGCGCTGGCCCTTCTCTTGACAGCCCAAGGGCAGGATCGTTAGGACGACACAATCCGCCTGCATCCCTCCGTATTGCTACGGTCGTCTGGGAGAAGTCTTCAAATAGTGCTGCCCACTGATTACCAGTCAGCGGCAGCGCGGTGATTCTATTGGCCAGTGTCGGGCCTGGAAGTAACTCCAGTCTGGTGCGACTTAACCAAGCGGGCCATGCAACCCGGAGCCTTTCAGAGATTTGCGGCTCAAACTCGGCAGCGATAACCAGACTGCCAGCCGGGTCTGTTTATTCGGGCGACCACTCCTAGCTACCGTTACCCCGTAGCGGGACCAGCTACCCGCTGGCGAGGGGTTTTGGTGACGCGGGCGGGAGCCGGTACTCCCGTTAAAAGCCGTTGACCTATGGGCTGGCCAGCCCCGGCTGATCCTGATGCGCTTCGTAAATAGTTGATGCTTCTTGATACAAATAGGGTGGAGCGGGCAGGAGTCGAACCTGCTCAGTCAACGGTTGATTACAAATTCCCAATGACCAGTCGGGATTTGCCTTTAGCATTAACTTGGCTAGTAATCGTGTCATCGGGTAGCTACTCCCGATCAATCCAAGTCTCCTTCCTCCAGCACGTAACTGGTCTTATGCCTCTGTGTACACCGTGCGATCCCTTCGCTTTCCGCTCCGTAAATCATAAATTGCTAAATGGGTGCCAGATATCGCTCTGGCTGGCGTCAGGCTCCAGTGATACTTCACAAGCGGCCTGATGCGCGGGGTGGCCGGGTGATTTGATCGATCTGCCCACCCAAATTAAGGGTAGTACCCGGCCATAAAAGGGTGGGCAGCGGTCGTTTTATTGAACCGTTAAAAATAGGTTCCCGCCGCCCGTAACTCATTGGCTGAAACTCTTCGGTAGCGCAGCCTTGCGCTTCATGAACGCCGCGTGGCGCTCTTTCACGCGGCAGCCGCAGGATTTGCTGCTGCCACGGCGCAATGCAATGATTGCAACCCAGCGTTTTGTTCCGCATTCACACCGGCATAGCGTCTGCCTGATCCGCGTTTTGTCGCTGGTGTGGCGTTCGCCGCCGATGACCTGCCAGCGTCCGTAGCGGGTGCCGGGATCTGGGACGGGGTGGATGATGCTCATTCTTTGCAAAGCAAAATGTTCAAGTGAAGATCTGCTATCTCTTTGCGCCCGCCATTTTCTGAAGCTAACTCTCTAACCAGCCGGTTATATTCCAAATCAAT